CTCTTCGATTGACTGCGTGGAGCCGTCATAAACGACACCAGCAAGACGAGTTCTGTCCACAGAACGAGTCACACCGTAGAATGGAGTCGCGAGGTTGACCGTGCTGTCTGTGCCTGGGAGCCAAGCTGCGAGACCGGAGATCTTCGCATTGCTGTCACCCTGGACGTTCAGGAAGTTCGACGCTACCCAGTTAGCCGGGGTAGCAGGCGATCCGCCCATCGAGAGAGCAACCGTAATCTGGCCGTTGTTACGGTTAACCGCAACAACATATCCGAGAGCATCGCCCGAAACTGTCGATCCACCGGACGTAGTCCGAGCTTCGAGAGTTTGGTTGACTTCGAATTGCACAACGTCAGAAACTGCCGCTAACTGGATAACTCCAGAAGCAATCGTGCTGATTTGTCCAATCGTTCCCGTACCGTCGCGGAAAATGCTTGAGCTGAGCGAGAGAGTGATAGAGCGAATCGCACCATCAATCACGAGCTTAGCACCTTCCAAGAAGGACATCTTGTCCGTCGCGGAAGCGAGCATCGTCTGGTTGTCGATCGTGGCGATCGAGTAGTCAGACAATCGGGTCAGGAAGAAGCTTTCGATCTGAACTGCGCTCTGGTTGGTCTGCGCGTTCGCGAACGAAGCTGATCGACCCTGGGAGACGCCAGTGACGATCGGAATGGGTTTATACTTACCACCGAAATCGGTGTTCTTTTTGAGCATCGCCAAGAAAGGGTTGTCCGCGTAAACGAGGTCTTCAACGACCTGTCCATCATACAGTTCCTTCAAGGCGGCGTTCATAGCTGTTAAATCTAAGAAAGCCATTTGAATTTATCTTTTCTATTTTTTACTTAACGCTGCCAATGCTCGAGCTACCCGATCCTTCTCATTACGAGCAGGGGTAGAGGGTGTCGTGCTGGCGGTCATTGCGTTAGTAAGTGTACGAGCTTGCTGCTCTTTGGTAGGTTGCGATGAGGTCGCCGGGGCTTCAGGCGACTTGCCCTTTGCGGAGAGTTTCTTGCTTGCGAGGGAGGCTTCTATACGCTTTTGCAGATCAGCCTCAACTAGGTCAGCAGCTTCTGCAATGGTCATGACCCTGGGTTGTCCGGCTGCAACTGATCGCTGGTAGTTGGTTTCGATAACGGCTAGGACGACCTCTTGGGCCGCATGAATGTCTATTAACTCATACTTATCTTTATTTGTCAAGATAAATTCATTGGTAGCCTTGCGAAAGTCCTCAAGAGCCTTGTCATAGGCTTGCTTTTGAGCCTCCTGCGCCACCCGAAGCTGGTTTTCTTCCTTTTGGCGGAGTTCAGCCTTAAAATCAGCCAGTTCCTTGCTGGCGGCGCTCTCGGGGGCCTTTTCAGGCAGTTTACCCGTGAGTTGGTACTCCGTAAGCTCTTCGTAGGTCAAGCCTAGGTGGCGGAGGGCCTCGTCATACTTTTTAGAGCCTTTAAGTGCTCGATATTGCTCAAAATCTGTGACCTCTTCTGGCTTCCACGTCGGAAGGGCTGCTCGAGCCTGCTCAATGGCGGCCTTTTCAGCCTTAACCTGAGCTTCCAGAGCCCTAATGGCCTTTTCCTGCCTGGCAAGAGCTGCAAACTGCTTAGAGGCCTGCTGATTAGTGACCTCCGTTTGCGTTATAATGCCCTCAGAGCCCTTGGTAGCCTCTGGGGTGGGGGTAGGGGTACCCTTATCCCCTGCCGATGCATCCTGGGGCAAGGTAGAGGTGTTTAAAGCGATTTGTGCGGCTTCGGAGGGCTCACCGCCGACCCATCCTAGCTTACTGAGGGCTCTTTGGAGGGCTGAAGGTGCTTTACCGGCCTGATCGGGGGCGGAAGTGCCTGGAATTGCTTGAGAAGCGTGTTGATCGCTCATTATTGAGCTCCTGGGGTTACGGGGTTAGGAGAATTGGGTATAAGATCGCTCTGTTGGGGGGGTTGTGGGGCAGCCTGGGGCTGTCCTCCGCCCGCCAGTACGCCAGCCGGAGGCGCATTGGCCCCAGTTAGTACGTCGATTTGGTCCAGAAACCTGCGATATAACTCAAGTTTCTCTTCCTCGAGCCCCTGGCACTTGCCATAGGAGTAGTAATCTAGGGCTAATTTACGAGCTAATTGGAGGTCATCGTAAGGCTCAGGGGCTGTGTATTCGCCTTCTTCCTGCATATCCTCAAGGATTTCATGCAGATAGTCTTCTCCAGCATTGGCCATGTTCTCTTCAGCCTCGAGATCGGGGAAGTCTAGGAGTCTTTTAGCCTGCTGGGGGCTGATGTACCCAGCCTGGGCATACTCCTGAATTGTCGCAAGGCGACCTGCTGGTTCATCCGGTAAGGAACTTACCGGAAAGACCTTCATAACATAGTCATTGTGGTCTAACTCCGCGTCTTTCCAGTCAATGCTCTCGATGAACTTCTTTCCTGGGACTTGGATGCTGAGCTCACCAGTCTCCTCATAGCATTCCTTAGCCACTCGGATGGTGAGGTGCGCCAGGTCTAGGTAGAACTTCTCGTAGGCTTGGCCGACCACTGTGAATCGTTCGCTTTCAATGTCATCATATTCCCGAAGAGCTTTCCCGCTGTCGAGACCATCCGGCTTTTTACTACTTGCCGACAATTGGGACACTCCAGCTTGCTCATAAGCAGCATTCTTGAGCGTTTGGAGATGACTATATACTTCCGGCGCAACAATCGGAGGAACAATATATTCAGGCTTAACACCGCTGTACATGATAAGAGCGCCAATGTCATTGTTGAAATGTTCCTTTACTAGTTTGCTACCATTCTCCAGAAGAACCTTGAAGCTCCCCTGTAGGTGCATACTGCGTTGAATTACCCAGAGGATCTTATTGATCTCAAGCTGGATGTTTTGAATCTGTTCAGCCAAACCTTGACCCCAGTAGCCCCAGGGGCGTTTGTTCCACCTGAAGAAGACGAAGGGGAAGTGGTCATGGTCATACTGTTCTTTAAACAGGATGCTCTTGTTCAGAGAGATGACATGCATGCCATCCTTCTTGTCCTTGCCAGAAGGAAGGTGCCAGCTCTCGGTCACATGCACTACATCACTGATAGTAGGGCTAAAAGCAAGATCATCAGGAGTGCTGCTATTGGCTTCCAAGATAGCTTTATCTGCCCCTGGGAACATAGCTTTAAGCACACCACGGTCAACGTTCTTATTACGGTAAAGAGAACGAGGAGTGCCATAAAAGCCCTCAAGTTCGTCCACAAGTAGTTCGCCAGAGAGAATCCGCTCGTACTTAACTTTGCCATCTTCATGATATACATGGACCACACCCTCTCCGACAATACAAGCATCTCGGAAGATCTCTACACCCAAGTCATGGGCCTTGTTGGCATAGAACACGCCATCGATAAACTTATTTAGTTTCTTGGCTCTACTCTGCTTCTTGTAGTCCCCACCGCTGGTGAGGAAGAGAGGCTTAGGCTTGTTCTTAGCCATCTTGCTGGTGACCGTGTCAATACAACTGCTCACCACGTTATAGGAGATCCTATCACGGAGGGAGTTTACGACGCTCGCCATCTTCGAGTAGGTGAGCCCATTGGTCCCCATAAGCGATAGGTTGCCGTATAGGCGCGTGCTGATGAGCTGTTGGGTCATCCGCTGGCCTTGGTGCTCCTGAATGAACCTGACGTTACTGGCGATAGCAGCAGGCATCTCATCCGTAGGGACGGTCCACCACTTCTGAATTAAGTCTTGTCGCGGAACCGAGGCGCTCTTCGCTGAGGTTCCGATCCCAAAATCTCGGTAATCTTTAGCCACGTGTTAGTTCCTTTTCATCCCTTGCCTTTTGTAGGACAATGTCTTCTACTGTCTCGGGCGGTTCTGATTGGATCTCGGGGGCTCCAAGGGGGCTGCTCATGAAGAGAAACTCATCCTCGGTAGGGCGGCCTTCGCTCTCACCGATTGCCTCAGCCAGCATCTGGCGGTCGATTACGTCCGCCAACTGACTCTGCTTTTCGGGAGCCCTGAAGGTGATGCTCACATCGCCCACGGTTAAATACTCTAAGTTATACTGTTTACCCAGCTCTAGGAGCAGCTGGACTTCTTTTATGTCTGCCATATCTTGTTTAGGTCTAGTAAGGGGAAACCTTCTAAGCCTACGTCCTTTTCGTTCTTTAACTTGTTGGATGCCTCTTCCCACACTAAGTCTTCTTGCTGCTTCATCCATTCCTTAGTTCCTTTAACGATCTTAGGCGGTTCGGGCCTATACAGCCAGTGGAGAGCTTCTCTGAAAGCGTACAGTACAGCGTCAATGACGTCCGAATGGAAGGTGTCTTTAACCTTAGGTTTATCCGGATTACGCACATCCCGGTCCCACTCCAGCTTACGAGCATCCTCGGCAAAGGTACTATCCTTCTTAGCCTTGAGCTTTCCTGTCCTGAGGGCATCATTGAGGATCTCTATGAACTCGAACTTTCTGGTTTTTTCAGCAGCGACAACCGGGAGGGAGAACCTTTTCCTGAGCTCTTCAGCAATCTTCTTGCCCAACCCGCCAGTATCCAAAACGACCTTAACCGGTTTATACTTTTGGATGAATCGATCAATTTCTGCAGCGAGAGAGCTAATATCTTGTCCCGCCTTAACGTACTCTTCCACAACGTAAGCGCAAGGCGATCCGTCACTCCATCCAATAGCCACAATAGCATCCGCATCATCATGACCAATATCAACACCCAGAACGAAGTTGTTAAGTACCGGAGTTTCTTCATAATGGTTCAAATCCCTTCGGTATTTGATTACAAGTGAATTAGAATCTTCTAGCCATTCCCCGAAGCACTCTCGGCGGATTGTAGGATCATCGATTGTTACACCTTTCCGGGCACAATCCTGCTCGATGAGTTTCTGTGGAGACTTTCCAGACTTTCTTTTAAGCCAAGGGTTGTCAAGCATAGTCCATGAATGATGTGCCCATTGAGCAGAAGAAGCGCAGTCAAAGAAGTAACCGGCAGGTACTGGCCCTGGAGTTCCGGTAAGTCTGAGTTGGCCGTCATAGTCAAAGAGGGCTTTCGATATGACTTCATCGACCAAAGAGCGGATGTGAGACCGAAAGGATTGGGCCTCATCAATATAGACCTTCTTAAACGCCATTCCTCGGAACTTATTAACCTCAGCTTCATCCTTTGCTCCACTGCAGTATACCCTTGATTTATTAGGGAATATGAGGGTAAGATCTGTGTTGTTGATCTTAGCCCCTAGCTTGTACTTATGGTTGATGCCAAGTAGTTCTTCCCAGATAATCTTCTTTGCATTAGCACGGCTAGTAGTGATATAGAGGCAAACCACCCCAGGGTACGACAAGGCCGTATGTATGAGATCCGCTGCACAAGCAACTGTTTTACCAGCTCTGCGGGAACATACGGCAGTGCCATAGGGGGACGGATCCAGAACAAAGGCAAGTTGTTTGTCAAAGAGATAATCCTCCAGCTTAAATGAGGCCCTAGAGCGAGCAACCAGCTCACTCAGTATTTTAGACTTATCAGTCATTTACTACTTTGCCACAATCCTCATGATGAGGACCAATGAAGACCGTAGTAAGCTTCTTATTCTTAACCCACCGTCTTTGTGCATAATTCCAATGGTGGGTCTTTAGTTTCCTAGCTTCCCTGCATCCTTTATCAAAGAAGGAGAAGAATTTAAACCTCCAGTGATATGGAGGAAATCTTGCAGACTCTCTGTAGAAGCTTTCCACCACACAGGTTTGCCAAAATACCTTTATCTTGGGCTTGGCTATGTCCCAAAAGACAAAGGCCACTATGAAGTTTATAATAGAGACTTGCATTAGGCTATTTTAGTAACCTTTTGTTCAACTGGCTTAAAGGAAGCCTGCCGGACGTTCTCCCAAGGGACAAAGACAATGTCCTCTTCCATGCTGATGAGAAGGCCTCTATCGTGGATGTCAATCTTAGCAGGCTTCTGAGAACCGGTGCCCTGCGCAGACAACCCGGTACGGGTTGAATGCGCTATCTCAACAGCTTCCTTGAAACGGACAATGGTACAAGTGAAGTCCACTACTTCTTCTCCGGGAGGCTGGGAACGTTGTTAGCTACCCTGTCCAATTCCATACGCTTGCCCATCTCATCGTTCAAGGTACTGATACTATTCTTAATCCGGTTAGCGGTATTCTCATACACTTGAGCTTGGTACGTGACTTCTCCAAGTTGGGCGCAGAGTTTGCCGTATTCGGCTTGAATGTCACTCGCTGCGCGAGGTGACGGGGGTGAAGACACGGGAAGACTAACTGCCTTAGCCGTGCGGCGTTGTTTACGATTTAGTGACATGATTGCTCCTTAGATAAGATACGGGTTATATTGAAGAAAGGTTAGTTGTTCAGTTGCCCAATCGCAGTCTTTAGTCCAATGCGTAAAGACTGCAGTCTGACAAGTACCAACAGACAGCATGTAACTCGCAAGCAGCTGTCGGGCAATGCCGAAGCGTCGGAAGGGGGCCTTAACATAAGTAAAGTGCAAGGTTGGGACATCAAGTTGTTCAGCCACTAAGTACCCCAGGATGGTCTGACTGTCGTCAGACGGGGTGGCAATTAGGACCTTAGCGCCACGCGCGAGGATACGTTCAATAACAGCGTGGTGGTACTTGTAGTAGACCTCATTCGTTATCCGTTGGGCGAACCGGCTGGAATGCTTGTAGGCTTTGAGCCAAGAGTTAAAGATAAAGGGCAGGTCTGCCTCAGTACCATTGCGGATTGCGATTTGCAATGAAGGTTTGATTGCGGTATTCATGAGGTATGTCGTCCTCGGACGCTGTCTAGTTGCTTAATGAGGTCCTCATACACTGCGTCGAGGTCCTCTCCATAGGCTTCAGCATGCTTAATCCGCCAGCAGGTGGCGCTGAAGTCAGTCGGGGGGATGACCATGAGCACGCCTTGGTATTCATACGCAAGCTCAATGAGGTCTTGCAGCCCTTGAGGCACGGTACTTAGCTTCTCATCGTCTTGTTCATACATCATTTGTTCACGCTTGACAGGGCTTCTCGAGCCAAAGCCTCGAGCTCTTCGTTGCTTAGACGCTTAACTGCTTGAGTTTGTTCAGCTTCCGTTGCCTTAAGGTGGTTAATCATATCAAGCAAGGCCTTGGAGTACCTGATTAGGTCCGTCGAGAAGCCTCGAGGACGGCGATTAATGTCGCTGAGGTGCCTCAGGCGCTTGATGTCCTCGCTAATGAGCTCCAATACCGCTACAAGCTGTTGGTCAGGTCCTTCCATAGGCTTAACGCACGCTATGAGAAGAGGCAACTGGAGGCAGGGAGGCCTGCGCTGGGGGAGCAATGAAGCCTGCCTTGACTAAGGGAAGCCGAACTAGGTGTTTGAGGATATACAACCGGCGGGCAATTGTACGGATAAGACTGACAAGGTATTGTATTGCTTGCATTTCAGCTGCTCGAAAGATGTCACGGTCTTGCTTGACTTGCTCTTCGATAAACTTAACTTGATAGCTATTCTCAAGATACTTCAAGACCGAGAAGGTCTTGATTGTAACCAAACCCTTGATCTTATTCACTAATGCAATAAACTTATCTCTCATACTTATAACATTATCATGCAAAGCATGAATTGTCAAGATAAATCTTTGTTTGA